GGTGTATTGATCCCTAATATCATTCGTCGATGGAAAGGCAGTATCGGTGAGATGAAGCCAACTAACGATGAGCCGACAGTATTACTCGTTGAAAAGCTAGAGCCTGCCATATTGAAGCACAGGAAGTACAAGCTTCTATTCGGCGGTAGAGGAGGAATGAAAACTAGGTTCGCTCAAAATGTCATGGTTGCCGATGTTCACTCATGCGGGTCAAAGGTCTATGTACTACGGGAGCGAATGACCGCGCTAAAGGAATCAATCTACGCCGGCATAGAAACAACGGTTAAACGCAGTGGATTAGGTGGCTTCCTATCCGTACCCAGTAAATGGGAAATAAGAAACGGCAATAGCGGCAAGTTCACATTCGGTGGTATGCAGAACATTATCGATATGAAGGGCGCCGCTGACTATAAATACTTTCTAATGGAAGAAGCCGAGAAGACCAGCCAAAACACCATCGATACACTAGGCCCAACATTACGGGATACTAAGAACGCTGAGCTATGGTATCTATGGAATACCGGAAGCTCACAAGATCCAATGAGCAAAGAATTCATATCACCTTATCAAGCCGAGTTAGATAAGTACGGAATCTATGAAGACGATTATCACATGGTCATTAAGCTGACCTATGAAGATAACCCTTGGTTTAAACATGACGAATCATTACAGCAAGAAATTGATAAGGACCGGGGCAAGGTCAAACGAGGTATTATGAGCCAAGCACGATTCGATGGTATATGGAACGGAAAGTATAACGATGATATCGCTAACTCGGTGATTAAAGAGGATTGGTTCAATGCCTGTATCGATGCTCATATTAAGCTGGGGTTCGAACCATTGGGCGCTAAGATATCGGCATGTGATCCCTCTGATGTGGGTAATGATCCATGTGGCTATGTTGCAAGGCAAGGCGTTGTCTTCGTTGATGTCGATGAGATAGACGGTGAGAACGGTAATCGGAAGATGGACGAAGCTTGTAAACGAGCAATAGCTTATGGTGCCGACTCATTTGGCTATGATGCTGATGGACTAGGCGCAACGCTAAGGGATAACGTCGACAAGTGCTTCCGTGGTAAATCAACGCAGATATTCGCTTACAAAGGGTCAAGTGAGATACACCAGCCCGAGGCATTGTTTAAGTGTGAGACTGCCCAGCTCACTAACCGTAAAGACAACCTACTCAACAAGGATGTGCTGTATAACAAGAAAGCACAGAATACTATTGCCTTTGCAGAGCGAGTATTAAACACCTATGAAGCGGTAGTAAATGGCGTATACAAAGACCCCGACACATTGGTCAGCTTCTGTTCTAAGTCGATCAAACCCGAGATGATGGAAAAGCTAAAGGCCGAGGCATGTAAGACGCCAATCAAAGCAGGCGATAGGGTAAGGTTCTATACTAAGGAGGAATTAAGGAAGGGCGTTCTATTACCGGACGGCAGTAGGCTTAAAGTTCCATCGCCTAACCTATTCGACGCCGCTGTGTTATCATTTGATGACGCTAGCAAAATATATAAAGCGGTACGGCCAATCATACCCCAACCCCTACAACGCATGGGTAGATAATCGATGCTTGATCTAGACGAACTAAAAGACTTACACGATAAGGCATTCAACCAAAACACCATTACCCGTGAGCGAGCCGCCGACGACAGCATCTTCTATCACATCACACAATGGGATGACTCTCTACTCGATACGTCACAGTTACAGTATCGCGGTGAGTTCAATATCATTCGTAAGGCCGGACGACAGATAATCTCTGACTTACGCGCCAATCCAGTACAGATAGACTTTCAACCTAAAGCCGAGGCCAGAGACGATGGTGCTGACTTATTAGACGGCCTGTACCTATCCGACGATAGAATCAATACCTCGATCGAAGCTAAAGATAACGCTAAGCAAGAAGCTGTCGTATGCGGTATTGGTGCATGGGAGCTATACACCGAGTATGAATCGAATCGTGCCGGTAATGAGAACCAAGTCATCAGACGCCGCCCTATCTATGAGGCGAACAACAATTGCTTCTTTGACCCCAACGCTAAGCGACTAGACAAATCGGACGCTATGTATGTTTCTATCCTGACTGCCTATACAACGGGTGGTTACATGGATCTAGTCGAAGAGTTGACCGGTGAACGACCAACAGAGATTAAGCCAGCCTCCTTTAAAAGCCCTGAAGAATCGTATGTATTCCCTTGGGCAGCGGGAGACAATGAAAGCATCTATGTGACTTGCTTCTATCACAAGAAGAAAGTAAAGGACAAAGTACTGACCATGGCTGATCCATTCGGCCAATCGTTAATGCTACGTGAGTCAGATCTAACCGACATCATGGATGAATTACTCGACGCCGGGTATGACATTGAAGATGAGCGCATGGTAGAGCGCTGGGAAGTCACTAAGTACATTGCCTCCGGTGCTGAGATAATCGATTCATACGCTATTGCCGGTGAGAATATCCCGGTTATCCCTACGTATGGTGAGAGAGCATTCGTCGAAGGTGAGGAACACTACGAAGGTGTGACTCGATTAGCTAAAGATCCACAACGATTACGTAACTTTCAGCTGTCCTATCTAGCCGACATTGTTTCGAGATCACCACTACCTCAGCCCCTATTCAACCCTGAGCAGATTCAAGGGTTTGAGTTCATGTACGACAAGTCAGGCGCTGATAACCATTATCCGTTTGGCTATATCAATCGCAAGACGGCAGACGGTGAGCTATTACCTCCCGGCCCGGTAGCAATGATGCCTGAGACTCCGGTCCCCCAATCGTTAATGATGGCCATACAAGAGAGCAGGCTAGCCGTAGAGGATGTTGCTAACCCTGCGTTACCTAATGACATTGCTGACCCTGATCTATCGGGCAAGGCTATGCAACTGATTACCAATAGACTCGATCAACAATCAATGGTCTATCAGCAGAACTTTAAACATGCAGAGAGAAGAGACGCAGAGATCTACGCAAGTATGGCCTCTGAAGTCTACGATGCACCAAGGAAGGTAACGGTCACTCTACCGGACGGAACGCGCAAGGTAGAAAGTATCATGGAAGTGGTACAAGACGGTGAGACCGGTGAGATGGTTGTTCTTAACGACCTGACCAATATGGAGTGGGATGTCTACGCTGAAGTAGGACCAAGCTATAGCAGCAAGAAAGAGCAGACAATGGAACAGCTACAGCAGATGGCTATGTCCGTTGCTCAGAGCGATCCCGCCATGCACAAGATGTTAATACTCAAACAGGCTACGCTAGTCGACGGTATTGCATTCGATGACATCAGAGAGTATGCCCGTAAAGAACTCATTCTACTGGGAGTCACTAAGCCAGAGACGCCAGAAGAGGAGCAGATGCTAGCCGAGTCACAACAGGGCCAACAGCCAGACGCTATGATGATTGCAGCCATGGCCGAACAAGCCAAGGCAGACGCAGACGCAGCAGAAGTACAACGTAAAGGGATGGCCGATCAATTCAAGGCACAGACAGATCAAGCTAAGGCACAAGTCGAAGCCTTCAGAGCGCAGACAGACAGGGCAGCGGTAGAAGTTAAAGCTCAAGAAGTAGGTGCTAACATTCAATATACGAATCTAAAAGCGCAAGGTCAGATGATAGACAACACGCTTAAGTTTAGAGGAAGAGTTAATCCATGACGGTTACATTAAGCATTAACGGTGAATCCCAAGAGTATGAGATCGATACAACTAATCAGGGCCATGCTGTCAGACAAGCTAAGCTACAGGCTAGAAGGGATAACCCTGATGCGGTGATCACTTTTGTTTCTGTTGACTAGCCTTTGTTTTACAGAATAATATTCTTCAAGTGGCATAGTGAACCGTTTACATGGTGATTGCAGTAGCCATATATACTTACCCATCACTACTCTTATCCTCGGTTTATCCATCATCACTTATCCCCATGCTTATTAATAATATCCTGAGCCATCTTTCTAAACTCACCGGTATGATCCCTATATGCACGCCTTATCTCTATCTCTGATATACCGGTCATAGATCCAATAACGGCGCCGAGCATGATAGAGGCTAAGTTGTTCTTATCCAATGTGATTGTTTTATTCATGGCTATTGTCCTCCGTCCTTTCAAAGGCAAACTTTCCATCAGGGCTAATACCTTCAACTTCTATGGTCTGATCGCCAAAGACATATACAACCTGATCCTTTGGGTCAATGACTGTATCCTTCAGCGGCTCTCTATCCCTAGCGGTTAACTCGAACACCTTACGGTATCTATCATGGTTGATAAGCACAGTCTCACCACTGTTAGCCGCTTCATAGACATCACGGGGGCGCTTTCTAAACTCTTCGGCGTTAACTTTCTTTGTCATTTGCTTTATATCCTGCAACGTATGCTTCACTAATAAGGTGTTCAATGGTGTACCCTGCTATGCCATTGATTGATAATAAATATTGATGCGCATCTGCATAAATCCTGCATCGATTAATATAACCCATCATACTTTCATGCTGCTCTTCATGATTCATACCACTACCTCCGTTATGTGCGTGAGCACAAGTATGAGCTAAACATTCAATTAGTTCAAGTAGGTGGCATAATTAAAGGCACTGAGGCGTACAGGTTAAACGCAATACCTACCTATGGGAGTCATAGGGTTATCGTTTACCAAGCGAGTATAAATATGGCACAAACACTGGCGCAGTTGAAAGAAGAAAACGCAGCAACCGACGATGAAGCTACACCCACTCCGCAAGTGGATGAAGTAGAAACTGAGATTGAAGCGGCAGCAGTCGAACCGGAAGCATCTGAAGAGGTCGCGGAACCTACCGAGGACGAACCTGAAGAGACTAAAGCAGAAACTGAAGACTGGATGAAGGGTGACGAGTCAGAGTCACAAGAAGCTGAGAAAAAGTTTACCGATGCCGATATAGGCCCTATGAAGGCAAAGCTACGCGCCAAAGTAGAAGCCAAGGTTGAAAGTAAATATAGCGGTGAGATCGAGCAGTTAAAGGCCGAGAACGCCCAGCTTAAGCAGAACCAAGGCAATGCAAATGCAACTATTCGCCCTAGGCGGGAGCAGTTCGAAGATGCAGATGACCCTGATTTAGCGTTAGCGGAAGCTACGATGGAT